AGATATTGAGTTCCAAGCAGCTAATCAAAGAGAATCTATAAACCAGGCACTTGAATCAGCAAGCAGACAATATACAAGAAATACTGAAGGACTAAAAGCACAGAGAGATGATAGACGCAATCAGTTAACAAGTAATATTAATCAGGCATATAACCAGATACCTACACTGGGATCAGTCCTGCTAAATACTGCTGTATCAGGTCTTAACACTTATGTAGGACTTACAGGCCCTCTCGGTAATGCAGGGGGTAGTGCTTCTACTGCTTCAGCTTCTTCCTTTGCTCCAGTTGGTTATCAACCTATTGTAAATTATGACAATTTTTCTAGTTTACCTACATACTTTCGGTAATTATGACATCTAGTTATCAAAGCACAGCTTTTCAATCCTCTGCAAGACCTGTAGATACTTTTGTACGACCTCCCAGTGTTCAACCTAAAACTGGTATTGAGTCCTTAGCTGAAACACTTGCTGCTGTAAATCCTAATCTTCAGAAGTTCATTGGTACTAAGATTGAACAAGAAGCAGAAAAAGAAGCACAAAAAGCTGTAAATGATGCTTTAGATGGAGATATAAATGATTTTGAAGCTACAAGAAAAATATTAAAATCAAACAAATTAATAGGTGGTAATATTTTTTATGATAGAGCTTTTAGAAGAAGTAAAGCACAAATACTAGGAAGCACTTTAGAAACAAGATTAAAAAATTCTTACAAAAGTACTTTAATAAATGGATCACCATTATCAACGTTTGATATTAATTCTGCTGAATATCAAAATTGGGAAAACAATGAAATAAATCAAGTTGTTGATGCTGTAGGTAATTTAGATGAAGATACTTTTAATAGAAAATTTTTACCATATTTAATAAATGCAAAACAAAAAATAAATCAATTTGCTTTATCAGAAAACCAAAAACTTCAATTACAAAATTTAGAATCGCAAGCTGTTGAATTAGGTAATCAAGTTTTAACCTTTGCTACTTTAGATCCTGACTCTGATGACTTAAATAAAAATACTTTTCTTTTGCTTATGAATGGAATTAAAGGTTATGAAAGTGATATTAATAAACTTGGATTGACACAAGAACAAAGATCAAATTTAAATAAAAGACTTTTGACAAGTATTTACAACAAAGCAACAGAAATAGGTTATGAAACAAGAGATGCTGAATTTGCATTAGAACTTTTAGAATCTGCAAATTTATTTCCTTATGGACCTGGTGGCAAGTTAAATTTAACTAATCATCCAGATTACCAAGCTTTAAAAAATAAATTAAGAGTAGAAATAGAAACTTATAGTGCAGCACAAGATAACAGAGATATACAAAAAATAAAGAATATCAGAGAGAAACAATTAGATAATGATATGTTGAGATTTGGACAATTATTAGAAGAAGGCAATGCGGAACAAGCCAATATACTTTTGAGAAATATTAAATTAAATAATCCTTTAAGAGCAGCAAATATAGGATCAAACGCTTCAGCTTTAGACGGTGATACAAATGAAAGATATGCACAGATGTTATTTAACATACAAAACAATACCTATGGAACTCTTGTTGATTCAAGAATTGCAGCTATGGAATGGTTTAACGACCCAAGAACACCACCTTCATCTGTAAATGTAACAAGACTTACTAATTTATTAAAACTTGCTGGTACTGTCGATACTGGTATCTTAACTCCTTTAAATCAATACTTTACTAGATTTGATAAATTTTCAAAAGATCTTTTATTAAATAATAAAAATGCACAGGCATTTAGCAGAATATTAAGTGAGGATTTAGCATCCTTAAAAGGTATTTTAACTGAAGAATATAAAAGCGATTTTCGAAGATGGAGATTAGATAATCCCAATGTGGGTTCTAAAGAATTTGCTATTGAAGATGAAAGATTAAAAACAGAATTTAAAAATAAACTTATTAGAGGTATAAATGATTTAATAGAAGTTGATGATAATTCAGATGAAAATGATTCTATTCCTGAAGGTTTAGAAGGTGTACCAACAAGTAAAGAAAACAATAATAAAAGAGACTTTTTTGGTAATACATCATTAGGTAATGAACAAAAAAGACTTTTAAATCAATTACAAAACATGGGTGGAGTAAATAAAGAAAATATTACTAATTTAGTAAATATGATTGAAGAAGAAAAAAATAAAGTAACTGGTGTTGATTTGTTTGGAAGAAAAGCAGAAGCAGATCGTTTAATTAAATTTTTAATGACAGGTCAATATGGATTTGGTTTTGGAGAATCACAAGTATATGAACCTTTACGAAATTTAATGACTGAAGGAGTTGAACCTAGTGCTTTTTCTGATGATAATACACCCACTACCGTTGAAGTTAAACAGGGAGACACTTTAAGTGAATTAGCAAAAGAATTTGGTGTTCCGTTAAAAGCTTTTATAGAGGCAAACAATATAACTAATCCAAATCTAATAAAGCCAGGTCAAGAATTAATTGTACCAATGGTAGAGACTACAACTTCTAATGAAATAAAAACAACAAATAAATTACCAGAAGTAGAATTAAATAAATTAAAAGAAGAAATAAAAATAAGAGTAGATAAGAAGCAACCTCTTACTAAACAACAAATAAATAAATTATTACTTAATGCAGGCTTTACAGCAGAACAAGCAAAAATAATGACTGCTATCGCTATGGCTGAATCAGCTAATAAAGTAAATGCTTTTTATGGTGGTACAGAAAAAAATCCAGAAGCATCTTATGGTTTATTTCAAATAAATATGTACAACTACAAAGGTATGGAGTTAGGTAATGACAGACAACCAAAACTTGGTATAGATAATAATGAAGCTCTATATGACCCTGTACTTAATGCTATAGCTGCTAAATTAGTGTTTGATGAAACACAAGCACTTAAAGGTAATGGTTATTTAGCTTGGGGTGTCTATTCTAAAGATGGACGAACAGAAGCTCCTGACGCTAGGTACAAACAATTTCTTGATTAAACATGACTGATTCCAACATCAATAGTCTTCTAAACAATGAAGAAGAAAAAGATGAAACTCTGTTAGACACAACACAGATCAAAAGCAATACAGAATCATTATTAGATAGAATTGAACAAAAATCTTTTACACCAAATTTAGATCAGAATATATTTAAAACACAAGCTAAAGTTGTTGATTTCTTTGATAATAAATTTTTAGGTAATCAAAGAAGTTTTGAAGAAATTTTAGAAAACAGATCAAGAATTGCAAATGAAGGTGTAAAAAAGAGAGAAGAAACAGATAAACAAATTACCAAAACAGCAACTTCACAAGTAATAAGAGGTGCTATCACAGGTCCATTAAGAGCTATAAATGAGACTGTTGAGTTTGCTGATGATATTTATGATTATTTAGCTGGTAATCCATACGATAATAACGACTTAATTGATACAAGTAATTTTGAAAGAGAAGATGATGGAGCTTTTTATCAAATACCTCAAGCTATTACTCAGTTTTTATTACCTATGGGTATCTTTACCAAAGGTCTTAAAGGTATAAAAAATCCTTGGACAAGAAGTCTTGTAGCAGGTTTCTTAACTGATTTTGTAGTAGAAGATCCGTTTGAACAAAATCTTTATAACATGGTTGATTCTTATGAAGGTATGTTAGGACCTGTTATAGATATTTTAAAAATGCCTGCATCAATATTTAAAGCAGAGGATGATATATCACCAATAGAAGCAAGACTTAGGAAGGCTTTTGGTGGTGCAGTTATAGGGGAAGCTTTAACAGGTTTATCTGTAGGTCTTAAAGCATTTAGAAATTCAAAGCTTGCACCAGAAGCCTTAAGAACTTTAGAAGCAAAACAACGATTAAAATTTAAAGATCTAGGTATAGACCAGGCTGGTAATGAATTATTAGATGAAAAGGTTATAGATCTTATTAAACCTTTAGATGTTAAAAAAGGAAAAGGTATTGGAGATAAAACACAAACACCAAGAGTTGGTGAGAAAATAGAATCTACATTTAATCCTAAAATTACAGGAGGTGGAATACAAAACTTAAGAGAAAGTTTACTAAATATAAGTGAATACTTTAGAGATACTGATGAATTTGGACAATGGGCTAGATCTGTTTCTTTACAAGATATGTTTAATGCTTCACAAAGACAATCGAGAGGACAAGCATTAGAAGCTGCTAGATTTTTCTTACAGGAGTTTGGTCCATTTAAAAAGACAAGAAAAGGAAATATAATAAACAATCCACAATATTTGCCTGCAACAACCATTTCTGTAAATCAAATGATGAACAAGAATGGTGAAGAAGTATATAACCTATCCGTAGCTTTACATAATGCTATTGTTACTAAAAACCTTGATGCTATAAAAGAAATAAGAAGTGATTTTATAGAAGAGACTAAAGTATTAAAGGGCCTTGTCTATCTTAATAAAGGAGTTGGCTCTTTAACATCACAATCCTTAGGAGCAAGAAGGGCTGCTGGTGGTTTAAGAGATGCGAAAACAACTGCTCAAGATTTTGGAGTTCGTTCTGGTACTGAAGATATAAATTCAATAAATAGAAACTTTATTGAAGATACAGGTGCTGATGAGATAGATGAGACTTTTAATAAAATATTTGATTTAGTTGAAAAAGGCGATGAAGAAGCAGCTTTATCATTAACTAGATTGACTAAATATCTACATATAGCAGGTGGTAATCCAGAGGTTTTAAAGAAAATGATTAAGAAAGGATTTATAGAAAGAGGTGTAGAGTTTACTAACGAGATATACATTAACTCAATTTTAAGTGGACCTCCAACACACGTAGTAAATATTTTATCAACAGGTCTTAATACTCTTATAAAACCATTAACACAATCTGCTGGTGCATTTAAAGTTACAGCTACTGATAGTTTTGGTAAAAAAGTTTTTAGACCAGAATTTAATACTGAAGAATTTATTAAAGGGTGGAAACAATTTATTTATATGTATCAGTCTTTAGGAGATGCTTTTAATGTTGCAGGTAAAGCTTTCAAGGTTAATGAAAATGTTTTAGACAGGGCTGCTATGGTTCAAGATGCAAGAAGAGTTTCAAGAAATATTAATGGTCAAGATGTTACAAATTTTGCTGATAGCAATGCACTCACTAGAAATGCTATAAAACCTTTTGTTGATTTTACAAATGCTGATGCTTGGCTACCATCTATTTATAATAATTTTAGAAGAATTAATAGTTTTGGATCAAGATTACTAATTACAGAGGATGAGTTTTATAAACAAGTAAATTTTAGAGCTTATGTTAAAGCTGACGCATGGGAAAAAGGTGTAAAGGCAGGTAAGACAGGTAATGCTTTAACAGAATACATAGAACAACAATCTAATAAAGTTTTTGATATTGTTGATACTGGAAGCACCAAAGGTTTACCACCTAGTATTACTGATTTATATAAGAAAGCAAAAGACTATGCTGCTGAAGTAACTTTTACAAAAGATCTACCTCAAGATGGATTTGGTAAAACAATACAAAACTTTGCTAATCATCCATTTGGTAGATTAATAGTTCCATTTGTAAGAACTCCTATAAATATTTTTAAAACTCAATTAAGATTTATTCCAGGTTTTAATTATGCTTTATTAGGTGAATATAGAAGAGCTTTAAAAAGCACAGATCCAAGTGTTGCTGCCAGAGCAAGGGGTGAAATGTATTTAGGAGGTGGTTTTACCTCAATGGCTCTTCTTTTAGCTAGGGATATTGATAATCCTATGGCAGAAGTGTCTTTTACAGGTGGTGGTCCTAATACAGTCGGGTTTGGCGATGTTATCGAACAGAATAGATTATTAGTGAAACAAAAAAGAGCAGAAGGTTGGCAACCATATTCTTTTAGATTTTTAATAAGAGATAAAAACGGTGAAGTGGTAATGACCAAAAGTGGTAAACCAAAATATAAATATATTTCATACAAAAGATTAGATCCTTGGTCTGGTATCTTTATGTTATTAGGAGATTATGCAGATATAGAAGGACAAATAGGACAGCAACAACGTAATGATTTTGCAGTTGCTATGACTGTAGCGATTGCAAGAAACTTAACAGATAGAACATTTGTAAGTGGTATAACAGAGTTTGCAGAAGCTATTCATAATCCATTTAAATTGCAAACATTACTATCAAGAAGAGTTGCTAATATTGTTAATCCTGTCTCAAGTTTTGGTAGATCAGTAAATAAAGCTATTGATAAAACAAAATTAGATACAAGTTTCTATCCTAAAGGATCAGAAGAAATGTTTACAGGTGTAAGATCATTTTTAAATGAATTAGCTAAAACCGTACCTTTATATAATGCTGATTTACAACCTGACAGAAATTGGCTTACAGGTGCAGTTATTGAATATCCTAATGGTGTAGGTCCAGATATCTTTGATGTTTTAAATCCGTTCACAGCTACAAATACAAAAGATAATTTAGTCTTAACAGTAATAAACGATTTAAATATTTCTTTGCAACCACCTAAAAAATTCTTTTTTAGAGAACAAGGAGTAGAAGGAACAGGTATTGAACTTGATAATGATCAATATGCAGATTATATAAAACATTTAGCTTTTGATACTAAAATTGATGGCAAAAGATTAATTGTAAAATTGTTTGAAGAATTAAATAAACCACAAAATAAAGCTTTTTATCAAACCGCATTAGGTCAGAATATAGATGCTGATGATGCTAGGTTAAAAATGCAAATACAAGATAACGCAAGAGCAGAAATAGCTAGTTTGATAAGAGAAGAAGTAACTAAATATAAAAAAGAAGCTAGAAAAAGATGGTTTAGAAAACCAGAAAATCGTAAGATATATTCAGACTATCAAGACAAACTTAGAATAATAAACGATAATACAACTAAGGCAACAATTAAAAACTACAACAAAAATATTGTTGATTTTAATCAAAACTAATCATGGCTACTAACACTGCTGCATCCTTTTCAACACCTACTGCTGATGGTACTGCTGGTCCTTTTAACATAGGTTTTAATTATCTTGAACAATCTGAAATTGATGTAACTGTTGATGGTGTCTTAAAAACTCTTGGTACTCATTACACTTTTCATAGTGCTACACAAATATCTTTTACCTCTGGTAATTTTCCTACCTCTGGACAAACTATAAGATTTCAAAGAGATACAAATATATCAGCTAAAAAAGT